TGCGCCGTGAATTCAAATGAATATGTTGCTTTGCCTTTGTCCTTTGTCTGCACTACGAATCCGCCGGTCGACAGCGCGGCAATGAGCTTAATAGCTATATAACCGCCGTTCTTTTCGCCGTTTTTATCGGAATAGTCACCGACGATCCACAGGTCTGAAAAGTCGGAATCCAGAAGATCCCGCCTCAGTGTCACTTTCGCGTTGTTGGTGCTGTCTATATCGGCAGCAGCGGCCAGCATCGCGGCCAGTGCGGGACTCATCGTCACAAACGACCCGGAAGCCTTGACGGCTACAGCCGTGCACTTTTTAAGCTCTTTTGTGTCGGCCGGGCAGTTATCGATATCGCTTCCGTAGTCTTCAAAGGTCCTCGTGATGGAGACGTTAACGCCCCCCGAGGTTGCCCCGAGGATATTACTGTCGGTAAGCTTGGGGTCTGCCGGGTCAAACGTCTTGAGAATCACGCCCGCGTTCACAGTAAGCTGCTTGAACGTTTCCGTGGGCATTTTTGTAAATTTCATTTCTACACCTCAGTCTTGTGTAAGGTATTCTGCCGTTATCTGCAAATAGCGGCCTTGTATATACTCGCTCGCCTGATCTGTCTGTGCCTGCGAAAATGGCGAGCCTCGCTGGATCAGTATCGCTCCGTTATCGCACGGGAGATATATGCCGCCCAGCCCGATTTTCTCGGATATCTCCTGCGTCTTGTTTAAGACGGTCTGAGGATTGCTGCTGTAATCCCACAGATTGATCACGATGGCGATAGGTCCGTCGTCTATCGAGCCTATATTCTGTTCATATACCAGATAGGGGAATGCCGGGTCTTTCCCGTCTGCGCCGATCGTTGCCTGATTGGGGTATGCAGTCCAGGTGAAACCCGACATAAATGCGTGCAGCGCCTCAGCTTTTGTCATGTCGGCAACCCCGCTAATGATTCTACGGCGTAGCGCTCGAAGCTGAATGTCGCTACTTTCGGCGTTGTCGGCAGCTTGCCTATCACGCGGTAGTATTTTTCGTCGAATTTAAACACGTCCCGCTCCGCAAGCCCTGTGTTTATCGGCGTGACGATGGTATCGGAGTACTGCACCGCCGCCTGCTGTGCAGCTATCTTTTCCGTCGGAGTAAGGCCGGTGAATGCGGCTTGAAATTCCGCACCCTCCGTCCATCCGGAGATATAGCCGCCGACCGGCGAGGCTGTGGTCTTGCGGTCCATCAGTACCGCAGTTTCATAAAAGGTCTCGTACAGACTCATAACTTCCTCCACCTCGCAAGCTTCGCCGCGAACACGTTCCTCCATGTCAGAGTCTTCTGCACTCCGCTCCCGCTCGGCGCCGCTTTGCTGTAGCTGTAACCGCCGAAGCTCTCCGACTGGTACGGGCTCGCCACTGTCGCCGCGTTCTGGGCGCTCCATTCCTCGATCTCTTTGGCAATGTCTATGACCGCCGGTGGAACTGCAAGCGCCCAGACGGCCCCGTGGAAGCTCTCAGGGGCTAATTTGTCATCTGCGGCGCCGTACCGGTGAACGCCGTCGTTAAACACGCTCCCGATTATCCGGTAATACTGTCCGTTCTGGAGGAACGGCAGCGCGAGTGCCCCGTCAACGACGGTGTAGGTACCGACGTGAACACCGCCAGGCACGGTGAACCAGTTGCGGAGAAATCCGCATACTTCGTCAAGCGTTTCATTCATGCTGCCGTCCTCCTTTGTTTATCAGCCCATGTATACGCAAGCAAGCTCGGGGTAAATGAGCTTATAGCCGTACAGCACGTCCATGGACATTACTTCCTGCTTGGTCTCGGTATTGAAGCCGCGGTACACGCGGACGGAAACACCGTTGTACTCGTCGCTCGCGACATAGGCTTCTACGCCCTTGGGGAGCATCAGCGGGCGGGTGACGAAAGCGATCGCGTTCTGGTGGAATGCGATATTCGCGGTGTAAGCTCCACCGACAGTGACGGCAGCGTTGTCTGCTGCGGCCTTCTGGAGCGCCGGAGCAATCTCGATGTCCTGATCAGCGGTTTCGAGCGCGCCCGCTCCGGTGACAACGTAGCTGGTGGCGTCACCCGCGATAGTGAAGCGGTCGCCGACCTTGAACGCAGTCGCGAGGCCGTCAACATGAATGCTGGTAGCGCCTGCATTGGCCTTGCCATCAATAAGCACTGTGCCGGTCGCGCCGACTGCGTGCTCAAGTACTCCCTGCGACATGTAGTTATCAAGGCCGAACAGGCGGCCGATCTCGCCCTCGCGCAGGGTCTGCGGAGTGCCGGCCTCGGAGACGCGAGTCAGGTTCGGGATTTCGGACAGCTTTGCGTCTGCCTCGACGTCCCATACCGCGCGGCGGTTGGTGAGCGGTGCCTTGTTCTTGTTGAGATACTTGCGAATCGCAGACAGCGCCGCAAGATCGTTCGGCGTGGTGCCCGCAGTGCCGAGAACGCCCGGAATCTGCGAGTACAGCGCAAGGCCGTCGCGGTTGATCTTCTCGGCCAAGGCTACGGCCGCAGGCTCGATAAAGTCGGTCTGAAGCTTCGCCTCGGTGAGGTTGGTCGCGCCCTCGATCGCGCCCCACTTCACGTCAACGGTTGCGATCTTATCGAGCTTCACTGCGACGGAGCTCTCCTTCATGTCCTGACGCTGGACAGTGTCTCCGTCCTTGAAGCTCTTCGCCTCAAGTACCACCGGCTTCTTGACCTGAATGGTGTCGCCGAGGTCGGAAAAGTCGCTGGAATAGTCTCTGTAACAGAGGTTCGGCAGAACGAGGTTCTCGTGCAGGCGCATGAGCGTCTGGCGGGCGATGTTCTGCATGGTGATAAAGGTATTTCCCATTTTTGATTATCCTTTCTTGAGTCCGCGCTGATATGCGAAATATTCAGCGTCGGTCATCTTTGAGAAGTCTTTCTCTTCTCCGCCATCGGGAGGTGTTTCCACACCCGCTCCCTTGTTGATTATTTTGCCTACCAGCCCCGCAAAATCGCCGGTGACGAGGGCGTCGAGTGCTGCGGTGTCCTTGAGCTTTTCACCGTCAAGCTCGGCTGCATCGATCTCCGCTCCCGCTCCGCGCATAGCTATTTCAAGGCTCTTGCCGGTGATGCCCTTGCTCTCAAAATACTTGCGCACTGCCGTGGTTTTTGCGGTTTTGGTTTCCTTGGCGGTCTGGGCAGACTTGTAAGTCTCAAAAGCCGAGTGTTCTTCCTCGT